CTTTATGAACTGCCCAGGGTTGACCACAGTTGCTGCAGGTGCCGGTTGCCTGTTCCTCTGAATCTACTTCATTTCCACAATTTTTACAATATATTCGTTGATGAACTTCAGGTTGTAGAACTGGCACTTCTTTGCCTTCAATCATCTGTGTGCCCAATATCTTTGCTTCCTGTATCTTTTTCACTATGATATTTCCAATACCGATACAATTACGTGTAAAGCACCACCAGCACTAGCCGTAACTTTGATGGCATCACTATCTTCAACAACCAATGGTTGTGATAATATTTCTATAGCTGTGTTTGCACCTACTGATAAAACACTGGTTATATTTATGCTCGCACCGACACTGGCGTCCGTATTGACAACATCAGCTGTTACAGCACCTCCTGATACATTACAAATACGAATAGACTTTATTATTGCCTGTACAGGTTTTTGTGGTGGTGTGGTAGATACATCGGCCGTAGGAACAGTATAAACTGTTGTCTGTGCTGTGTTTGCCAAAGCAACGCTTCTATTTTTGTATACGTCACTCATCCTAAATACCAGCTCCTTGCTGTTAATTCTTCACGTAAGTCTTGTTGATACGTAAAGTTTAATTGGTTAATTATGTTCTCTAGCTCACGAATAAGTATATCTTGCTGCTGCCTATCAAACTCATCTTGAGGTAAAGGTAATCTTGTAATATTAATTTTTGCCATTATCTGCTTCCATCCGGTCTAACGTCTAATCTAACTGTTCCAAATCTCCAGTTTGAATCTACAGCGTTGCTAGAAATTTTTATGCTGGCTTGTCTGCCTCGACCTCTGGTAGAAAAAAACTTCGTAGTCGATGATGTTGTGCCCGTAAAACTTCTTTTATTTGTGCTTGCTGGATAATTTGCAAACTCTATTTTTACATCTGCGTTGCCTGTTTGATCTTTAAAATCAGGAATAACTCTAGATACCAAGAAGACTTGATCACCTTCTTCAATATCAAAATCACCACTTGTAATTTGACAATCCATAGCAGCACCGTCATCGTTAAAACCATCCTCGTGCCTGTATAAAGTTGTACATCCTGCTGTTACACCTAAAATAGTTTCGTTGTTAGGAATAGAAGTCGCATCGTAATATGTTGCGTAAGGCAATGGGTACACTCCTCGATCAACCCAAGACGTTCTTGTAAAACCAGCATTAGTAAACCAAACATTTTCTAAATAATTATATGTAACACTTCTATCTAAAAAGTTAGAACTCTCCGATGCATAAAACCATGTTACTTCGTTAAAGTCTGTGTTAACAGCAATAGAAACTTGCCCGTTTGCTGTTGAGTTAATATCGTCAAATACAAAATCTTGCACAGTGCAATCTAGTTTTTTAATAGCACCATCAAATGAATAGAAAGCTGTTTGACTCATCCAGAAAGTAACACCGTTTACATCAGCCACACAGTTTGCAGATATGGCACCACAGTTCGCACCAATTTGGTTTAGACCAAATATAAATGGCGGACCAATGTTGTTCAAAGCGTGTAGCGCTGTATCAGTCCAAACAAGAATAGAACCCCTTGATCTAACTGCTGCAACAATTTTAGAACCATCTTGTATTCTAAAAGAACCTGCTGTGTTTGTGCTCGCTGGTGCCCATGTTTGAAAATCTTCTTGTGAAGAAAAACGTAAGAATAAATCATCTTGAGTTGTAGCGTTGCCTATAGTTGTTTCTGTTCCAAATAAAAATACGTGTCTGTCAGGAGAAGAAACCAAAACCAGTCTATTCGTTCCAGGTGCTTGTGATATTTTTACAGCTCTGTTGTTTGTGCCACTTGATAGGTCCCAACGATATAAAGCATCATCGTTTCTAATTGCTAGAAGATCCTCTCCAAACGTATCTAGATTCCAATATGTCGCCTCCAGTTCAATTGCACTTGAAGATCTTGGTGTGTTCCAAGCATCCAAGTTCCACGTTCCAGTACCCCATCCAAAACCAAAAGACGATATATTTGTCCCGGTTGTTATTTGATATTTCGCGTTCCCCGATCCACCTTGCGAGCTTGCTGTACCGCTGGCATTGCTTGTGTGAGTTACCTTGTATGTGTTTCCATCAACAATCTCTGTAACTTCAAACTCGTTATTCATATCCAATCCTTGAGCAGTGGAAAAAGAATCAAAGGTTACAAAGTCACCTTGTGCTGCTCCATGAGAGCTGTGTGTAACTGTAACTATCGGTGATCCGCTAGTCATGGCAAATGGTCCGGTCAATGCTGCTTCTAATCTAAGTGGTGTGATGTCATAAAAAACACCTTCAACATATATGTATAATTTTCGGTCTGTTCCCAAGGCCAAATGACGAACGCCTGTTAAAGAAACCCAAGCTGTGCTTGCTCTTGCAACTCCTGCAATTTTTTTACCTGTAACAACTTTGCTCCATCCACCAACTTTTTCTGGAAGACCTGATCTAAAACGAACATTCTTTGAATCTACCCAACGACCTTCAGCGCCGTAAGTTGTTGTTTGTTTGTCAATACCCGGAGCAAACTGTGCTTTAACTAAAGCCATTATGAAATCCTCTGAAATAAACCGGGTATACTATAAGCTCTTCCTACTGAGTTATTACCTGAACCAGTTGTAAAGGTTCCTGTTGAAGCCTTTGTTAAACATCTCCAAGTCCCTGAAAAAGTAGCATTGCTACCACCAGTAAAAGAACCTATACCAGCAACTAAACCCCTTGATGCAAAAGCACCACCACTATTAGTGCCACCAAAACTAACATCAGATCCATCTTTTAAACCCATGTTTCCACTAGTGTAAGGAAGGGTAATAGTAGTACCTGTACTAATATTTACAGATGTTAAATTACCGCCGGTTGATCTCCATTGAAATTCTCTTATTGCTCCTACTGCAGTTGCACTTGATGGAACAATACCAATACCAGTCAACGCTGATCCATCAATAGCGGGCAAAGCTCCTGTTAGTTTACTTGCTGTTAGTGTAGATATTCTTGCATCAGCAAGAGTTCCTGAAGAAATATTTGAAGCATTGATAGAAGTGATGCTACTACCTGCACCACTTAAACCTACGGTAGCTGATACTGTTCCGGTAACGTTTAAACCAGAAGACGTCGTAGCTGCCTTGGCGCTGTTATTATGATATAGAGTAACAGCTCCGCCTTCTGTCGCTTGAATCATATCTTGAGTATCAGCAGCATTACGTACATTAAGTACAGAAGCTCTCATTTCTAAAGCCCCTGTTCCTGCATCCGCTATGATAGAATCATTACCATCGTGAAATATTTTTAAATCAGCACTATCTCCAAACCTTGCTTCAATATCGTCACCAAAATTTAGATTACCGGTCATTGTTCCGCCACCGGCACCAAGCACTGCATTTAACTGTGTTTGAATGTCAGAAGTTACACCATCTAAATGTTGATACTCTGTATCACTAACAGTGCCATCCGCAATTTGTGTTGCTACTATTGGTATCGTTGCATATTTTTTTGATTCGTATGTAGCCATGTTATATTTTAATAATAAAGTTAATAGAAATGTAAGGGTTTAAAATATCAAGTGTAGCTGAATTACCACTAAATGAACCTGATGACCCACTGTGACCGTGAGCCTGATCACTACCAATAGTGTTTGTAGAACCAACATCAGGATTCCCTGTACTAAACTGAATATGATAGTCAGATGAACCCATACCACCTGCACCACCTTTAAATGCTGTAGGATTAGTAACAGCTCCAAAAACACCGTTTGTTGTTACACTGCCCTCTTTCATAATAAAGTGAGAGTGACCTGGCATTTGAGCTGTTGTTAGTGTGTGGTTAGCTACACTAACAGAAACAGATCCAGCAGGAGTATAACTTTCAGTTGTAGCACCACCAGTTGTTCCAAGAGCATATGTTCCTGATTTACCTATTGCCATTCTGTTTTGAAAGTTTGGTACGTTAAAAGTGCTAGACCCATCACCAGATCCGTGCGTAGTTCCAATCAATGCAAACAAAGCACTGTAGGTTGAACGTGAAACAGCTGATCCATCACAACCTAAATAACCTGTAGGTTTATCAGCTAAAGGAGCAGACCAAGGTAAAATCATTCCTGTCGCTACTGTAAAAGCTCCGGCCGAATTTAATTTTGCATCAATCTGAGTTTGTAAATCTGATGTCACACCATCCAAGCGTTGAAACTCTGCGTTGCTAACAGTTCCGTCTGCGATGTTTGGTGCGTCTATCGGTACCGCATATCTTCTGGACTCGTACGTTGCCATACTATTTCTCCGTTATTTTCCAGCCGTGAGTATTTCCCGTGAATACAATCGTAAATGAAGCTCCTTCTGTTGAAACTGTTCCGTTTGCTGTTGCTCCAAATATTTTTTTACCATTTGGATTTATTGTTAATGCGTTTGTATCAAAGTTATCTGCAACATCCATAAAAGAAATTTCATCTCCAACAACTGGAGCTGCAGGTAATGTTACTGTAATTTGGTTACTACTTGTGTCTATGAATAATTTTTGTCCACTAAATGCATTCGCTGTTGCTGCAGTTATTGCTGTTGCTGACCATCCTGAACTTGTTGTTTGTAGTGGATACCAGTTAGTTCCGTTGGTTGCTAGAAGAACTCTACCACCAGGTGCAACACTAATAGTATTACCAGATGGACCTAGCCTCATGGTAATTGTACCATCAGCTGTTCCGTCATTTATGATAAATTGAATTCTTTCTACTGCAGGAACTTGAATAGTTTTTGCAGCAGTAAAATTATGAAACCTAATCGCTGCTTGTCTAACTTCGTTGTTGGCTGCAGTCACTGGTCCGTCTGTATGAGTAAGCGTAACCGTAGAACCTGCTGAACTTAAATCCTTTGAATATACACCTGATATAGACTCTTCAAAAGTATTACTAAAAGTATTGTTTGTGGTATTACCCCAAGAGTTGGCCTGTTCTCCACTACCTATTAATTCTATTTTTAATCTAGTCGAATAAGTTGATGCCATTATGCTGCTTCTCCTTCAATTGTTCCAGCTCCCGATTCATCTACCTCAGTCCAAGAGCTTCCACCTGCCCCAGTAGTGTCTACAGGAGTTAAAGGTATCGTAGCTGTAGTTGTATCATCTACATCACTAAATGTAAACACGGAAAGAGTGCCGACAGCGGTGGTCAAGGAATTTCCGCTAACAGTTAGTGCATATCCAAAGTTTACGCCACTTGTGGCCAACGATGACGATGTTCCAGTTGCAAATACATCTAGTTTTGGAGTCACACCATTTACAGCGCTTGACATGGACGTACCAGTAACAGCCACCACAGGAGCTAATTTTACCTTCAGTCCTTTAATATCTATACTGTTGCCCATAGCAGCACCGTGCGTAGAGCAGTAATATCTGATAGTTTCAAAAGTATTGAATGGAACAGTAAATTCTACCTTTGCTCCAGCTTGTCCTTGTGTGCCTGTTACAACAACTCCGTCAGTAATTGGAACTCCCGAGGTTGTTTGAAATCTTAGTGGGTGTGTTGCGTTTGTATAGTCACTTACATCAAATATATATTTTCTACCTTTTGTCATTGTAAGTGTTGGTTTTTGTACACCATCAATAACAAAAACATTTCCAGATCCAGGATTGACAACAGTTACAACAAAAGTTGTATCAGCTGCTGGTATACCTGCAACCTGTGAAACAAGTGCATCAGGAGCTGTTATTCCTGGACCTAATGCAACATTTCCAACAGAGCTTGTTAAACTGTTTCCTGAGATAGTAGGTAAAGCAGTTCCTGAAACTGACTGCGCTCCTGATGTTGCAGATGTTAAAGTTGTACCTTGTAATATTTTAGCAACTTTCGCTATCTCTGAGCCAAGAGTTACAGTTAATGTTCCACCTCCTGTTGCCAAGTGAATTGTACCATCAGCGGTTACAGTAGGTGAGTTCAATGCAACAGAAACACTTTGCCCAGATATTACAGGTTTTAGTTGTGGTGTTACACTATTTACTGAACTGTTTAAAAGAAACCCATTTACAAAGTGAGTTTTCTGTACGGTGTATGCATTAGATAAAGTAAGTGTAATTGTGTGACTTGCGGGAGTAATTATAATTTGTTGTGCTGCTTCTCCAACAGCTCCAAAAGGTGCCTGTCCAAATGCGGTTGCTCCAAAAAACATTATTTAGCCTTTTTTAATTCTTTTACTTCTGCTCTTAATTCTTTTATAGCTTCTATAAGTAAAGGCACAATTTTATCGTAGTATACAGTTTTGTAGTCTACATCTAAGTTTTCTATTTTTACAATAGGTGCTTCTGTTACAACTTCCGGTAATACTTTTTCTATTTCTTGTGCAGATACTCCAACTTCCATGCCTTCTTTAAATGACTTGCCACCATCTAAACCTTTAGCAATATCATTCCATTCAAAATAATAACCATTTAATTCATCTACTTTGTCTAGAGCATTGTCTATCTTGCCTTTAAAATCTTTTAATCGCTCGTCAGAACTATACGCTGTGATGTTTGAACTCGCAGAAAAGGATCCCGAGTATGACCCTGACATTGTAAGAGTACCAGTAGAAGTAATTGTACCACCAGATAACCCGTTGCCTGTTGCAACAGATGTAACACCACTTGATGTTACATAACCAGAGTTATTTGTAAGCTGAGAGATGTTTCCCGATATTGCACCAGATAAAGTTGTTGCTGATAACGTCCCTGTGACTGTCAACCCAGAACTTGTAGTTTCTGCTTTTTTCGTTCCCGCATGATACATTTCTGCTGCTCCGCCATCGTTACCTACGAACATATTATCACCACCGACATTTGTAATTCTTACAGCAGTTGATCCTCTTATAATTAATTTTCCAGTTCCCTCTTCGCTTATGTAACTATCACTTGTATCGTGATATAGCTTTAAATCTTGTCCACCTCCAATTTCTATCTTAACATTATCATTAAGTTGTAAATCGCCTGTCATTACGCCACCAGCTTTTGGTAAAGCTGCGTTTGCTGTGGTTGTAGTAGAAGTTAATACGCCATCTCGGGTTGCAATATCAACACCGTCTACTGTACCCGTAACAGCAATATCTCCTGTTACACTTACCCCAGATGAAGAAGTAGCTATCTTGGTTGCATCATCAAATACAAGGAATGCAGAACTATCAGCAGTTCCTCCAAATATAGTTTCAGTACCAGCAGCATTTTGAAATCTTACAGTATCGGCTTGTATTTTTAATGTTCCAGTAGAATTATTAATAATACTATCAGCACTATCATGGAAGATTTCTAAATCGTTTCCTGTTCCAAATCTTGCTTTAATACTGTCGTTGAAGTCAATACCACCAGTCATGGTACCGCCAGCTTTTGGTAAAGCGGCATTGGCTGTAGTATTTGCATTTGTTGCAGTCGTAGTTGTAGAAGTTAATACAGCGTCTCTCGCTGCAATATCTACACCGTCAACCGTTCCACCAATGGTTAAGTTTCCGGCAATATCGGCATTTGTACTATTATCTTCTATGACTGCTTTAGATGCAGGAAGTGTACAAAATACGTCTTTTGAGCCTGCTCCAAAATCAACAGCAGCATCACCGTTAGAACTAGAAATAATTGTTGTACGTGAAAGCGTATCAGGTGAAGCGTCAGTAACTGTACCAACACCTATTTCAAAAGCAGAACCACCCTGTGCCTGAATACAATAGTAAGTTGTATTACTATTACCTATTCCTGCTACAAAAGTTTCAAAACCAGTCTCAGCACCGCCAAGGTTAATTGTACCCGTGCCCGTGCTTGTGGTAGTCTCTTTGACTCTATCATTTACGACGAAGGCCATTTAGTCCTCCTATCCTAATCTGATGATCTCTGATCCGCCGCCAGCTGTAGGGAATTGAACTGTAAATGTACCGTTGGAAGCTGTAAAGTCACCACCAAACGCTAACACAACAACAGCATCATTAGTTGGGCCACCACCGTCTTGTCTATAAATCAAAGCACCGTTTGCAGTAAAAGATGCAGAAGTCCAAGATACATCAGCAAAGTCAACAAATGCAGTAGCAGTTCCTGATCCACCTGTTACAGTTGGACTTGTTAATGCTTTACCGCCTGCTGAATACGCAGTTCCTGATGAGTTTGTTACTTCGTTTGCTGTTGCATACGCAGTAGTTGTAGCTCCTAAAGTTGCTGAAGAAGTATATAGCGCGATGTAGTAAGTAGCACCACCATCAAAATCGTGATTACCTTTTAGTAGCTCTTGTTTGAATACATTACAAACTGCTTGTGATATCGCCATACTTTTCTCCTATTAAGGGTTTGCGGATGGTATAGGAATACGAATACTTCCGTCCCTAAACTCATCCCTCCGTTTTTTACCTAATTGTTCTTGAGCAAGTTGTCCAATAGCTTCTTTGTAAGAAGCCTCGTACACTTGTTGGTCTTGCGAAGCTTTCAAGAACTTAAAAGCTTCACACAAGCAGGCGTAAAGTAAAACACGTGGAGCGTTTACACTGATCCACGTTTTGGTGTTACTACTTGATAAGCCTGTGGGTTTTTTCGTAATACCTATCTCAAATTTATACACTGCATTGGGCGTAGGCGCAACGACTATTGTGCCCAT